GGGGCACTTGTAGACCATATTACTAGAAACACCTCTGGACGGTGCATTTTAAAGGCAGATATAGAGCCTCAGAGACAGGATATAGCTCAACAGGACGTTATGGGCTCTTCTGATGAACCCGATTTCTTTATTACAAATCCTCCATGGGACAGGAAAATTTTACATCCCATTATAGAGTTATTATCTAGTTTATCGCCAACATGGCTCCTGTTTGATGCCGATTGGCCTCATACACAACAAAGTACGCCTTATATGCAAAGACTTGTAAAAATTGTCAGTATTGGTAGAGTAAAGTGGATACCTGATAGCAAAATGACAGGAAAAGATAACTGTTGTTGGTATTTATTTGATAAGAGCGGTTATAAACAAACCGAGTTTTATGGGAGAACGCAATGAGTGTATTAACAAGTTTAGTAGGTCCCGTTACAGGATTGCTAGATAAATTTGTAGAAGACAAGGATCAAAAAGCAAAGCTTGCCCACGAGTTAGCCACTATGGCAGACAAACACGCTCAGGAGGCTATGCTTGCTCAATTAGAAATTAATAAGGCGGAAGCGGCGTCAGGGTCGCTATTTAAGGGCGGTTGGCGCCCATTCGTGGGCTGGACATGCGGTATTGCTTTTGCATATCACTTTGTGCTTCAGCCGTTTTTAATATTTGTTTTTGCTTATATAGGCATAGAACCCCCTGATTTACCTGAATTTGATGTGGGTACACTGTTGCCTGTTTTGGGCGGTATGCTCGGAATCGGAGGTTTGAGGTCATACGAAAAGACAAAAGGCTTAACAAAATAAGGAGAAAAGAATGCCTCGCGTTGGAAAAAAGCATTATCCATATACCCCAAAAGGGATGGCTATGGCTAAGAATGCCGCTAAAAAGGCGGGAACCAAAGTACAGTACAAGAAATATGGTGGTGCTGTAAAAAAAGGAGGAAAGAAGAAATGAAGGCGAATTTTGACAAATGTTTAGAGATGCTTTTGCATCACGAAGGTGGGTATGTAAACCATCCCGATGACCCCGGAGGAGAAACCAATCTCGGAGTTACTAAGAAAGTATATGTTGCTAGTGGCGGTAAAAAGAGCATGAAGAAGCTTACCGTAAAGGATGTGGCGCCTATATACAAGAAAAGTTACTGGGCGAGACTTAAATGTGACGACCTCCCTAGTGGGTTGGATTTTTGTGCGTTCGATTGGGGTGTGAACAGCGGCACGGGTCGTGCGGCCAAGGCGTTGCAGAAAATCTGTGGGGCATCCGTAGATGGGGCGATAGGACCTAAGACGCTTGCTTTGATAAACAGACAGAACCCTAAATATATGATTGAAGAGTTTGGAAAAATTAGGCAAGAGTTTTACGAAAGTCTAGGCACTTTTAAAACTTTTGGTAAGGGTTGGACCCGTAGAAATAAGGAAACAACGGAGACTTCTATTAGTATGATAAAATAAGGGTGGCGTTTTCATATCAGACATGATAAGAGTATACCCAATCTTGTAAGACTAGATATGGGGATATAGGAATGGATGAGATATTTATTGCGGATTCCGTATTTAGGGTTATAAGAGAACGACGGCAAAGTATTTATGATATATTAGGCGGAGACAATATCAGAGATATGGAGCATTATAAGAAACTCATGGGCATCCTTGATGGCCTAAATTATGTAGAACAGGAACTCAAGAGCCTGCTAGAAAAACAGGAGCGCAGCATTGACTGACACACAAACTGAGGAACCAGAACTGAAAGATGCTTGGCAAGCGCCAAAAGAAGAATCGACAGTTTTAGATCCAGAACTTCTTAATAAATCCTTAATTGAAAGAATGCCTAGTCCTACAGGTTGGCGAATATTAGTTTTGCCATACAAAGGTCAGGGTAAAACCGAAGGTGGTCTATTTCTTCCCAACACTGTTGTGGAAGAACAACAAGTTTCCACGCAAGTGGGATATGTACTTAAAGTCGGAGATTTAGCATACAAAGACGAGAAAAAGTTCCCTACGGGGCCTTGGTGTGCGGAAAAAGATTGGGTAATGTTTGCCCGATATTCAGGATCACGTTTTAAGATAGAAGGTGGTGAGGTTCGTATTCTCAACGATGATGAGATACTTGCCAAAATTTTAGAACCCACAGATATTCTTCATTTTTAGGAGTTATTATGTTAGAGAAAGAGAACGATGAAACAGATATTAGAGAAATTGAAGTCGATACTAACGAGGATACGGACGCGAATCAGGCGTCTGGTCAAGCCGGAGAAGTTATCGTCGAAACCGAAACCGGGTCGTCCCAAGAAGACGACCAGTTCAACAAAGCCGAAAGCGCGACGCAAAAAAGGATAGACCGCTTAACTAAGAAAATGCGGACTGCCGAGCGGGAGCGAGAGGAAGCTTTACGCTATGCTCAGAAGGTGCAACAGGAAGCGGAGGAGCTAAAGACCCGTGTGACTAGCATGGATCAGAACTATATAAATGAGTATAGTTCCCGTGTTGACACGCAAATGTCGGCAGCAGAGACTAAGCTTAAATCGGCAATGGAAATAGGGGATACGGCCCAAGCTGTAGAAGCCCAGAAAGAAATAAGCCGTTTGACTATAGAGGCAGATAGAGCTTCTCAAGCTAAAGCTAAACAAGAATCTCTTAAGAATACGCCTCAACCTACGCAACAGGCTCAACCCGCTCCTCAACCCGTTAAACCACCTGATCCTAAAGCGCAAAAATGGGCAGAAAATAACGATTGGTTTGGCACAGATGAAGCGATGACGTATGCGGCTTTTGGTATACATAAACGCATGGTTGAGAACGAAGGGTTTGACCCAAGCTCAAATGAGTACTATAGTGAACTAGATAATCGTATGCGGGCAGAATTTCCGCATAAGTTAAATGGAGGCGCTGAAGCACCTTCTACAGAGTCTAGAAGTAACCGACCCGCTCAGACGGTTGCTTCTGTATCACGCTCTGCTACCTCTGGGCGCAGTAAAAGTAAAAAGGTCAGACTCACCCCGACCCAAGTTGATATAGCTAAAAGATTGGGTGTGCCAATAGAAGAATACGCGAAATACGTGAAGGAGTAAAAAATGTCAGATAATAAAGAGTTAAACTTCGGAGGATCTGTCGAAAGAACGCCTCGCGCAAACAATACTAGAGAGAAGACGGCGCAGCGTAAGCCGTGGGCTCCACCGTCCATGTTGGACGCACCACCCGCACCAGATGGATACCAACATCGTTGGATTCGTGCTGAAGTTCGAGGGTTTGACGACCGTAAGAACGTTAGTGCTAAACTAAGAGAAGGTTGGGAATTGGTAAGACAGGATGAATATCCAGATTTTGAATCTCCTGTTATTGATTCGGGTAAATATGAAGGTGTGTTCGGAGTGGGAGGCTTAATGTTAGCTCGTATACCTGTTGAAACAGCCAAAGAAAGAACTGCATATTTTGAACAAAGAAATGCGGATCAGATGGAAGCTGTGGATGATAACATGATGCGAGAGAACGCTCATTCGACAATGACGATTAATAAACCCAATCGTCAATCTCGTGTAACTTTTGGTGGTTCTCAAACTAAGAATTAGGACCATCTTTTAGGATAAGGAAACCAAATTATGGCAAATCAACTATCAGGCGGCTATGGTCTTCGTCCTATTGGTAAAGTGGGTGGCAATCCTTTCAATAATGCGACAACGCAGTATGAGATTGCTAACGACTACTCAACAGCTATATACAACGGAGGAATAGTAATTCCTTTAGCAGGAGGCACTATCGCGATTACCGATCAGGCAGTTGCTCCTCTTGGCGTGTTAGGTGGTGTGGAGTATGTTGACTCAGTAACTGGTAAGACAACATGGCTCAACTACTGGCCCGGATCAAACAGTGTAAGTGTTGATACGAATCACCCTGTAAAGGCATTCGTATATGACGATCCAATGCAACTCTACGTTGTTGTTGCAGATGGAACGAACACCAATAGAGCAACTGCTCTTGCGGACACTTTTGCGAATTGTGACATGGCTAGTGTAAACAGTGGAAGCACGAACACAGGTATGGCATCAGATATGCTAGACATTAGTTCAGCGGCTACTACAAATACTTTAGACGTTCGTATCGTCGGTCTTTTTGAGGATGAGGGTAATTCCGATTATTCCGCAGCAGGGCATCAATACATTGTGCGTTTAAATCATCCATACAATTCTGGCGTCGGTGCGGCTGTAGGCACTTTTGCCACAACCGCGATATAAGGAGGTTAGGATATGGCAATTTCTCGCGCACAACTAGCGAAAGAGCTAGAACCCGGCCTAAACGCCTTGTTTGGACTGGAATACAACCGTTACGAGAACGAGCATTCAGCTATTTTCGATGAAGAGAGTTCTGATAGAGCTTTCGAAGAAGAAGTGATGCTTTCTGGTTTCTCAACAGCACCTGTCAAGCAGGAAGGATCTTCTATTTCCTTTGACAGCGCTCAGGAGACCTACACTGCTCGTTACACACACGAAACCATTGCTTTGGCCTTCAGCATTACTGAAGAGGCTATTGAAGACAATCTTTATGATCGTCTTGCAAGCCGATATACTAAGGCTTTGGCTCGTTCCATGTCTCAGACAAAGCAAATTAAGGCCGCGTCTATACTAAATAATGCTTTCAGCACTGGAGCAAGTGCGATTGGTGACGGAGCGGCGCTCTGTTCATCTTCTCACCCATCCACTTCTGGAAATCAGAGAAACCTTCT